TTGCAACATTTTTACACAATGTATTTCATGATCCAGTCTTTGCCATCAAAAATCTTTTTTATGGCATGATTACAAATGTCATGGGCTTTTTCCAAGGGCTCATAAACGGAATAATTGATGGACTTAATGTTGTAATAAGAGCTGCACGAGCAGTAGGAGCGAGTGTAGAAGAACTGCAACATGTAGATTTTACATCAAAGATAAAAGCACCGACATCGAACAACAAAAATGTAAGAACTTGGGAAAATAAATATGTAGATGTAGGTGATTTCTCACAAAAAGGTTCAAAATTCGCCTTGGAAAAGCTGGATAATCTAAATAATACACTTGGAAAATTCAAAATTTCAGGTGGTGGTGGAGTTCCATCTGTAGGCTCTGCTGCAGCAATGGGAGAAGGTAAAAATATAGGCGATGTAGGAAAAGTCGGCAAGGTAGGCTCAATAGAAAAAGATGTGAAGATATCTGACGAAGACATCAAAATGCTATATCAAATGGCGGTTGGTGACAGAGTAAATCAGATAAATCTGACAGTTGAAACCAAAGCACCTAAGATAATTAATAATAACAATATAAGTCATGATGTGGATATGGACAATGTCTATGAGAAGATAGCTACAGCACTGTCAAATGAAGCTAATATTTCAGTTAAACAAAGTTATTAATATGTAATTAAGAGTAGAAAATGCGAATTCTACTCTTAATTTTTAGGAGTAAACAATGTATGAAATCTATATAGGTAGCTTAAAGCTCCCCCTACTTCCTGAATCATTAAAAGAAGATATAAAACGTGATAACAAGCATTACACAATACTTGCGACAGGCGAAGTAATAAAACCGGGAAAAGCAAAACTAAGGACTTGGACTATAAAAAGTACATTTTATCATGAAGAAATTGATGTTACAAAGGCAAGAGACTATCTTACTTCGCTTGTGAATTCAGAAAAACTGTCTATAAAGCCGGTTAGATTTATTGTTAATCGCTATAAAGACGACGGAACGCTTACATTTGATACTAACTGTCTTGTTTTGATAGATAGTATCAGCTTTGAAGATAAGGCAGGAGAAGTCGGAGATCTTAACTATGAAATCAAGTTAGTAGAATACAAAGAATTTGGTGGGAAGAAGCTAAAATGAGAATAAGAGTGCTTGTTATAAACAGAAAAAAGAGCGTATACGACATAAGCAACGCTATAAGCTCAAGCATAAAATACACAACGGTTAGGACAGGCTCAGCGTCTACTGTAAGTTTTGACGTATTAAAAAGTGGCGAGATGTCATTTCACGAAGGCGACATGGTCAAGATATTTGTAGATAAGAAGTTATACATTGTCTGCTACATCTTTGCTAAGTCGAAAAAAGAAGATGTAATTTCTCTTACTTGCTATGATCTACTGAGATATATGCAATATAAGCAAAGCTATAACTTTAGTAAAAAAACAGCTACTCAAATAATAAAGCAAGTAGCTAATGAATTTAAAATCAAGATTGGAAACATAGCTGATACTGGCTATATCCTACCTGACAAGATTTATGAAGATAAGACCTTGCTTGATATAGTGACAGATGCACTGATGAAGACCACAGTCAAGACTAAGAGCGTATATACGTTATACGATGATGCTGGCAAACTCACACTAAAAGAAAGTAGTAATATGATAAGTAACTACATTCTTGGCAACAAATCGCTTGCAACTACTTATTCCTACAAGACAAGTATTGAAGAGTCTTATAGCTATGTAAAATTAGTAAAACCAAATAAAAAGTCCGGTAAAGGCGAGACATACATAGCCTTTGACGATGATAAGATAAAAAAATGGGGACATCTGCAATTTTATAAGAAAGTAGATGAAAATTTAAACGACGCTCAAATTAGAGAAATGGCAAAAAACTATCTCAAATACTATGCAAGAACTAAAAGAACACTTAAGTTAGAGTGTATCGGAGCAAAAGAGATACGAGCAGGCTCAGTTGTGCTTATTGATATACCTGCTCTTGGTGATATAGATTTGAAGAAATTATTGCTTATTGAAAAATGTACACATACCTTGAGTGAAACTCAACATACAATGAGTCTGGAGATGAATGTAATCAATGATTGAAGTAATTAGAAATATTATAGATGAACAGATGAACTCCTATGGACTTTCAGACCTTGCAATCGGTACAGTAGTATCTATAAGTCCGCTAAAAATAAAGCTTACAGATAGAATAATACTGAATGAAAATCAAATATTACTAACAGAATTTGTCCTTGAAAAGTCACTTAAATTAATACACAAACATGGTGTGGAAGATGTGAAAATAAGTAAGTACACACATACCCACAAAGTAGAAGGTGCAACAAAGAAGGAACAGGAACATTTACACGGCATAGATTTGAATACAAAACCTGACACTCACTCACATAAGGCTGAGATAACTATAAAAGACAATTTAGGAGCAAAAATAATCATCCAAGAAGGTCTGAAAAACGGTGATAAAGTCATAATGATGAAAACAGAGCAAGGACAAAAATATGTAGTTTTATCAAAGGTTAGAGATAAAAAAGCGGTAATTATTGATTGCATAAGTGGTTCTTGGGATTGGAGTTGATAAAATGGAGCTACTACCTACATTTGACGCATATTCTGATGATGAGCTGATTGCAGATACATCAGGCAATATAGTTCATATGATTAAAGATACATCATCGTTATCCGGGACTGTAGATGATATAAATGCAGTTAAACAAGCCTGTTTTTGTATACTTGCCACAGAGCAAGATATACACAAAATATATGAAAGTAGTTATGGACTACAGACATTTGACCTTATTGGCAAGGACTATTCATATACTGCATCTGAACTCAAAAGAAGAATACGGGAAGCACTAATGCAAGATGATAGGATAAATGATGTCAGAGATTTTGTTATAGAAAGAGTAAAAAAAGACGGTATACACTTATCTTTTGTAGTTGAGTGCAACTACGGAGATATCTCAATGGATAAGACGGTAAAAGTGGTAGAGGGGGATAGCTGATGACCTATGAGAAAATATTAGACGATGCACTAAAAAGAGTAGATAACAAGTATTCAAAAAGGCAAGACAGTCCAATTTTCAATGGCATTGCTCCTGCCTGTTACGAGATAAGCAAAGTCTATGAGATCATGGAAGAACACTTAAGACAAAGTTTTGGAATGACCGCAAACGGAGTTTATCTCAATAATCTTGTAAAAGAAGTCGGACTTGAGAGATTTGACGCTACTTATGCAATAAAAAAAGCTGAGTTTAAAGATGAAGATGATAGATTAACAGATATAGACTTAAACCTTCGATTTGCAAAAGATGAATATTCTTTTGTAGTAATCAAGAAGATTGAAAAAGGCATATTTTATCTTAAATGTGAGCAGCCAGGATCTGCAGCAAACGAAATTATGGGTGATATACTCCCTATCGACAATGTAAGCATTGCAAGTGCTAAGATAGTAGCAAATGTTGAACTTGGA